AGAGAAAATCTTACTCATATCCAAATCACCAGTTTTTGCCATTGAAGCCTTCTTCATTTGGTCAGCATTTTTGCGTAATTCAAACTCTTTGACAAGGTAACCTACAACTTTTGATGATTCTTGGCGAATTTTAGCAAAGGATTTCTTGCTTGTGAAGTATACACGGCCATCAGGACTGCCTTTTTTGTATTCCGCATAAAAATGTTTGTAATCAAAGATGCAATCCTTGCTATTAAAGTTAGGAAGATTGGCATAACCGTATTCTCTCGCCTTTTTGTCAAACAATTTTGATTGATTTTTGTTAAAAGCTTCGTCTGTGTGTGATTTTAAAGTCTCACCGATGCCTTTTTCCTGATTTTTATCTGTCTCAGTACTACCTGTTCCGTCTTTTTCATCCGTTGTGTCGTTTTTTTCTTCTCCTGAAGCTTCAGATTCTGAATTTTGTCGCTTTTCTTGCTCGGATTCTTCTTTTTTGTCGTTTTCTTTTGATTCGGACTTATCGGAACCTTGACTGTGCTCAACTTCAGACTCATTTTCTGCACCTGGCTCAGAATTTTCTTCATTTCCTGAACCTTGTTGTTGACCTTTCGCTTTTTGCTTCTTTTTTTCTTTTTCCTCTTGCTCTTTTTTCATGTATTCCACGATTTCTTTAGCAACTTCAATTACCTCTTCAAAGGTTTGAGTATTTTCAACTTTTTCTAAGAGGTAACGCTCTACTCCGTTGAATTTTATGCCTTGGCCAGGACCGCCTTTACAATGTATATTGATTTTATCAGCCAAATTCATTTGATTTAGGTTTTTGCCGTTGGTTCCAAAAAAATCACGCTCTACCAACTCGGTGTATCCTTTGACGAATGACTTGGCTAGACCTGGATATTTTAATTTGATTTTACGCTCAATACGGGAATCTTCAACTACATTAACAATTGTTTGGTCAACACCAGCAATTAAATTTTCTTTCAGAGATACAGCTGGTGTGTATAGAGCATGACCAACCTCATGGCCTGTAAAAAGGTCGTACAGCTGACTAGAAATTTTGTTATCTAAAACAGGAATAGTCAATATTCTTTTTTCAACATCAAAGGAAGCCGTAGACACCGGCCTTTGTTCTACAAATAGATTTTCGGTTGCCATTAACTTGGCGAGTATTGATTTTGAATCAATTAGTTCCATCTTTTTTCCTTAGGTGTAATGAGCCATCAATCACTTCAACTTCAATTGTATCACCTTCTTTCCATCCAGAGGCATCAAGCATATTTGGAGGAATGGTAAACATTACATTAGCAGAATCTCCAGGAATATCCTGGAATAAATCTTCAACTTTATAGATTGTCATTCTTTTCCTTTAATTCTTGGTAGTTATCCAAATCATTTTGAAAGCGAGACATGATAGCCCATTGCTTTGTAACATCATCAAGCATATCCAACTCTACTTTGTATTCGGTTGGTATCTGTTGCAATTTGTTTGTATATTCACTCATATGGATTAACTTTCTTTGGATGTTTAGGTCTACGGTTGTATTGTACACTACTCTTATGCTTTTGTAAAGGCTTAATTGGTGTACGGCAGTGTGGACGTTGTATTTTAACAACAATTGTATTCTTCTTCATTTTATCGCCTCATTCTAGAAATATCCACGGCCTGCTCATCGGTAAAAACCGGCACAGCATTGGACTTATGCATTGTAGCAATACCTTTGACCATGGAACCAGTATAAACTTTAGGTGCAGGTTTTGTTGCAACACCAAGTCCAGTATCTTTGGATGGATAACGTGTGGTTTCACGACCAGGCGGTGTACTTAGATTGTACGACCAACCGGAGGTTTTTACAGGTTTGATTGTTTTTGTTAGGGAATGTTTAAGCAACCACTGGTCATACTGCTCTTTTACAGCTTTTGGTGGTTTCTTTTTCTTGGACTTTGGTAGAGAACCATAGAATAGCATAAGACACTCCTTATTGATTGGAGTATCTATTATACTACACTATGGGCACAAAGTCAAGCTGAGTGTTGTATTAATACAACGGTTTTTTGTTTCGTGGTTGGCGGAAGGTTTCTTCCACATCCTCAAAATGTTTAAGATTTTTATTTTGTTTGAATTTTTTAGGTTTCTTTTGAGATTGATTATAGTCCTCAAAAGTATCCCTATCCTTACGAAACTTACCTACAAATTTTGACACTAACTTCCTCCGTTATGGTAACATATCTTTAAAGGCCTCTTTTACAAATTTGTAATCAAGTCCTTTCACGCCTTGGTCTTTCCGTAAAATGCCGGCTATAATTTCGGCTTCACGGGGTTCCAATGATTCTAACATTTGAATCATCAATTCATTTCTTCTTTTTGGAGTTAACTTCTCTGCTGTCTCATTGCCCTTTTGTACAATGTAAATTCTTCGCAGTTGGTTGTTTAGTGTATCGTGTGTAATACCAGGCAATACATCTTGCGGTATTTTGTAGTTTTCTGGAATGTCATTAATTATCCATTGATAATTTGGATGATATGTTAATTTTAAAACCTCAGTCATCATATGACTTAGATTCTTTTCAATTATATCCATTCTCTCTTTTTTGTTCTTAGCCTGCTCAAATTCATCAAATACTTGATATAGTGGTTTCATTAGAATTCCTCAATCACTTCCATTAAATTGGTTAGTTTGTTTTCAACAAAATAATTAAACATCTTACCTCTAGAAGGTGGTTTAATCTCATCATACGTATTTATGATTTTTGTTTGTATATCTTCTGGTATCATTGTCAAGTCTATAAGCATCTTATTACGTGACCATCCAACCAAAGACTCGGCATCTTCCCATTGTTCTGGTGGTGTTTTCATTAATTTGTCTAACACACCTTTAGTAATAGGCTTTTGTCTCAAATCATTTACAAAACAATCAGCTGGTGACAATACATTAGGAATGCCATCACCTTTATCACCACGGATAATCTTCTCTTTTAAATCATCAATAGGATTCTCAGACACAACATATTTCTTAAGTGAAGGATTGTATTGCTTCACATTCTTATATTGTTGTAATTGTAGGAAGTCACCGTCACTTGATAGAATCAAAATCTTTTCATGTGCTGAATGTCTAGGTACTAGTGTACCAATAATGTCATCGGCTTCGGCACCTTCAACATCTATACATTTATATGGAAAGTATTCTTTTAGTTCCTGTTTAAACTTGGCTAACATATCAAAGATTAAGTGCCAATCTAAATCGGACTTATCTCTTGCCTTCTTACGGCCTGCCTTGTAATGTGGGAACCACTCTTTACGCCAATACTTACGGTTGTCACAACATAGTATGACTTCACCGTATTCTTCACGGAAGTTCTTTAGGTGAGTCCTGATGATGTTCAGGATCATGTGGCGTATTAAGTCTTCTTCTAACTTAACGCCTTTAGAGTTGTTTATCTGTGCCATTAGGCCAGACAACAAAACCTGGTTCAAATCAACTAATATCATTTTAATCTTTCATAACGAAATACTATTCTAACACACTTTTTTCAGGTTGTCAAGTATACTTTGGAATATTGGTCCAGACTTTGTGGTCTTTCTTATCGCAATACCATACCAATCCTGCGGAATTAGATTTGAAATATATTCTCTGATATCGGAGAACACGGCTTCAAAATTATCAATGTGTGTAGGTTTTTCTTCATCCCATTTGAATAACACAATGTGGTATGATGGACCTATATCTGTTGCATCTACCGGTTCACCTTTAGATTCGTCTTTAAATTCTTGACTTATAATAGCCAAAGCATTATTATCATCTTCGTGTGGCAAAAAAGAAATAAAATCAAGTTCTTTTATTTCATACATAAAATCTAACATTGTAATCCTTTGATGTGTGATTTGCGGACTCTCACCATAATCCATGTATTATAGTAGTCATCACTCTCTAATGCACCTTTGACAAATTGTTCTTTAGCTTCAAGATATCCACATTCACCTTTTGATTTGCAAAGATAGATAATCTCTCTACTAAAGTTCTCCTGTCCTAATTGTAACACATCTTTGGTCACTTCGGCACTACTCCCAAAATAATTTTTCCAGTCGGATGATACTTTAGTTCTCTTTTTCTTTCCTTTTACTACTTTCGTTTTAGAGGAATAGAAGAATTTCTTGCCAATGTATTTCCTGCCGGTTAATTTGTTGGTTATTAGATACACAAAACCATAATTATCACCAATTAAATCCTCGGTAAAATCAGCACCATTATATGTCCATATTAATTGTCCCATCCTTCTTCCTCATTAAAGTCATCATCCTCTATATAGTTGGTGATTTCTTCAATGGTTTCTCCGCAAAACGGACAAAACTCTGGATACTCTGATGAGGTTAATTCTTCAACATATTGAATGTCATAACTAGATTCACAATTATGGCACTCGCCTGTTACTGTTTTTTCCATTATAGTTCCTTAGTGAGCCCAAACATCTCCCCAATCTCCTGACAAAGCACCTTTTGCATAATCGGTAGCTCTATTCTCAAAGAAGTTAGTGTGTGTTGGTGCGTTAATCATTTCCTCAACCCACGGTAGAGGATTACGTTTCACTTTGAATATGCCTTTGAGACCTAATGATATCAAACGTCTATCAGCAATATAACGAATATATTTCTTAACATCTTCTGAAGTCAAATTTTCCATAGGACCCATCTCAAAAGCCAAGTCAATAAACTTGTCTTCTAATTTAACCATATTCTCAGCTATCGTA